ATATTGAACACCTTCAAAGCGATTTAATTAAAATAAAACCATATTTTAAATCCTTACTTCCTAATTATTTAAATAATAAATCATTAACCTATGACCAAATAGATCAATTAATAGAACATTTTACTGATAACTTAGCAGATATATGGGAATCAAGTTGGATGACAGATGAAGATAAACTTAAACTTAAAGGTACTTGGATAAAAGCAGATATTAATACTCTATCAGATAGTTTTATAGGATTTGTAGAAGGATTATCTGATAATTGGGAAGAATATCCATTAGATGAATTAAATTTAAAAAATGATTAAACTATTAGACATATTAAATGAATCACTTCGTGATTGGTTTAAAAAAGAAGATTGGGTTCGTATAGATACACAAGGTAATATTGCTGGTCCATGTGGTACAATGAAAAAAGGTAAAGCAACAACTCGTTGTTTACCTCGTGCTAAAGCAAATAGCTTAACTAAAGCAGAACGCGCTGCAACATCTCGTAAAAAAGTAGCTGGATCTAAAAAAGGTAAACAATTTGTACCTAATACTGATAAAGCAAAAGTAAAGTTTAACAAATAAATTATGAAAATAACAGAATTAAGACAGTTAGTTAAAAAAGCTATTATAGAAACACTTTATACTAATGAAGATGAAGTTGATGAATATGATGTTGAAAATGAACAAGATCTTAAGGAATTCATTCAATTTATGCGTGATTATAAACAAGTATTAGCGGAAGCTGATTGCCCTTGTTTACTTGAAGCTGAGTATCACGGCCGTAAAGTTACACTAGGTAAACCAATGCAAGGTGATGTTAAAAAGTTTAAGGTATATGTTAAGAATAATAAGGGTAAGGTTGTAAAAGTTAACTTTGGTTTTGGTGGAAAATCAGCTAAGGGTAAAAGAATGAACATCAAAGTAAACAACCCAAAACGCCGCAGTGCATATCGTAAAAGACATAATTGTGATAACCCAGGACCAAGATGGAAAGCTAATTATTGGTCTTGTAAAAAATGGTAAACTAATAAATAAAAAATATAAAATGGCAAATAACAAATTAAAAGAAGTTCTTCGTAAGCTTGTAAAAGAAGCAATAAACGAAAAGAAATTAAACGAATTAGATCTACCAACAGATAATTGGAAGAAATTTGAAGAAATATACCAACAAGGATACACTAATGGATATAAAGATGCAACTATCGGTAAACCAAATAAATACAAATAAACATAATAAAAATGAATTTATCAGAAGTACGCGAAGTTATTCGCCAAGTAATACTAGAAGTTAAAAAAGAAGGTGGTTTACCTAAAAGTGGTGGTAAATTAGTACACCTTAAAAAAGAATTAAATGGCTTAAGAAAAATGAAAGAATCTTTAGGCCAATATGCTATTAACGAAAATGGAGAAAACCCATCATCATTTGTAGCTGAATATGCTCATATGCAAAAGTTTGTTAATGAGTTAGAAAAAATTAAAGTAGCACACGCCAAATTATCTGAAATGTTAGATAACCAAATTTCTGAAGTTGAAGGTAAAGTTGCTTCTGAAACTGAAAAGATTAAAGAAATGGTTGGTTTAATTGAAAAGGCTCCTGTTAAACCTACTAAAAAAGATAAAAAACCTAAAGAAGAATTAGAAGAAGTAAGAGGAGATAAAGGAAGACAACACAGCGCTAAATCTAAAGATTACGGAGAAGAATACGATTACACTCCTAAAACAGATTATAGAGTAGATCAAAAATTTCACCATAAAAAATATGGCACTGGAACCATAACTAAAGTAGATCCAGTATCTCCTGTAACTCAAGCTAAAGAAGGAGCAAAGATATATGTAAAATTCCCAGATGGAAATAAGATTATATCTGTTAAAACATTAAAACCACAAATGAGAGAAAATCTTGGATGTGAAGAATGTCAATATGACTTTGAAGATAAAGTTGAAAAGTATGTAAATGATAATCTTAATGTTGGTGAGAGTGATGTAACTCCTAGAGAAGCTAAAGATATAATTGATGCTATATTAGGTGAATTTAAATACACTGACTATGAAAATAATGATGCAAAACTTGAAAGCGATATAGCAGATTGGATTACTACTTACTACGATGAACAAGATTGGAATAGTGGATCTTTATCTTCTAGAGGTTTAAGCTGGAGTGACTTCATAAGAGAAGCTAAAGCTAAGAAGAAAAAGCCATCTGCTGGTATGACTAAAAAGGAAAAGTCAGCTGTAGCTACAAAAGCTCGTGCTGGTAAAGATATAGGTAAAAAAGGTAAAGGATTTGAAAAAGTAGCTGCTGCTGCGGGTGGTGGTGAAAAAGGAAAAAAAATAGCAGCTGCTGCTATGTGGAAAGGTCAAGCTAAAAAATAACAATGAATAAAAAACTATTATTAGAAAAATACATTAAAGTAGCAGTACGTAAGGCTCTTCAAGAACAAGAAGAAAAAGAAAAACGTGCTACACAAGCAATGTATTTAGTATATCGTTTTCCTAAATTAAAAGAAGTAATGATCGACCTAATGTCTCCGGCATTTGGTCGATTCATTTCTGATATTGAAATAGTTGCCCCTAAACCAACTACATTTTCTGTTAAATTAATTAATAATGAAGATTTCACTATTATATATAATGGAAAAGGTACATATACCGCTAAAGTAGCAGGTAAAAGATATAATATTCAAAATTTAGGCGAACTAGAAAGAGCATCACAGGGTATATCAGATTTATTAGAATTAAATTATTCAATTGATGAAAAAACATCAGAGATTGAAACTAATACACCTGATGCTGGAGCTGAAGCATTTAATGCTGTTACAGGAGCCCCACCAGCTGAAATACCAGGTGGAGCACCTGCTGCGCCCCCTACAGAAACACCAGCTGGAGCTGAAGCACCAGCCGCACCTGAAGAAGAAGAAACACCACCTGCTGAAGCTTAAATAAAATACAATGGAAAAAATTTCTATTAAAACTATAACAAATACTTTAGCTCCATTACTAGGACATGACTGGACAACAGATATAGACTACAATAGAGTATATAATTTTATTAAAAAAATAGAAAAATATAAATCATCTAATCCCCTATTACAACCTCCTGTAGGACGACATCTATACAGAGGTACCCCAATTAGTGATAAAACATATGATTTTATTAAAGATTGTATTGATAATAATAATATAAAACAAACCAATTTATCTGATTGGTATGGAAACAAAACATATATTACTACTTCTCTTTACAATTATAAACCACAACGTAAAATAACATTTTGGGCTGATGATGTAGAAAATGTTAGAATGATGGACTATTTCTCAGGACCCGGTAATATATGTTATGTTACTAAATGTATTGATTCTAAATTTATACTTAGTAAAAAATATATCGCTTTATTAAGAGAATACGCTTTTGAAGGTATTGATGATGAAGAAGATAGAGAAGAATTTGAAAAAATAAACCAAGATTTTCTAAAAGAAAACATTGATGATTTTACTGTTGATGATCCTAGTGCTGAAGATGCTACTTTAGGATATGGTTCTGAATTTTCAACATACATATTGTTTTACATGGAGGATTTTAAATAAACAACAATGAATAGAAGTATATTAGACGAGATTAAAGCTATTAATATTAAAATAGGAGATACATTTACTGTATCTAATAGCATAGGTAAATTTAACGAAGGCGACAAAGTCACTGTAGATGATGTACGCTCATTTGGTAACGATATTGAATTACATTTGTCTAATGAAGAAGGTGATAAAGATACCTTCTATTTAGATCGAGATGATGATTTTGGAGATTTGGCTTAGTCAAATCTCTTTTGTATCTTCATCCCTAACTTAACAAAATACTATGAGTCAAATTAAAAGGTTATTTTTTGACATTGAAACAAGTCCAAACATTGGTTTGTTTTGGACAGCTGGTTACAGATTATCTATTAGTCCCGATAACATTATTAAAGAAAGAGCTATTATTTGTATTTGCTATAAATGGGCAGGTGATGATAAAGTGTATTCTTTAAGCTGGGATAAAAATCAAGATGATAAGAAATTATTAGAACAGTTTATAAAAGTAGCTAATGAAGCAGATGAATTAATAGGTCACAATGGTGATCGATTTGATTTACCTTGGGTTAGAACTAGATGCCTGTACCACAGAATACCAGTATTCCCAACATACACTACATTAGACACGTTAAAAAACGCCCGTTCTAAATTTAAATTTAACAGTAATAAGTTAGATTATATTGCTAAATTTTTAGGTATTGGTGCTAAGATTAAAACAGGTTATGACCTGTGGAAAAAAGTAGTGCTAGATAAAGACCAAGAAGCATTAGATAGTATGGTGGAATATTGTAAAAATGACGTATTGATACTTGAACAAGTATATAATGAAATGTCAAGTTACATTCCTGCCAAAACACACCACGGTGTAGCTAATGGGGGTGAGAGATATTCATGTCCTAAATGCGCATCGGAAGATATGAAGTTTTCACAAAAACGGTATACAGCGTCAGGAACACCAAGAATTCAATTACAATGTAAAAATTGTCATACCTATCACACAGTTTCTAGTAGAATATATGAAACTAAGTTAGCTAGTGACACCATTTAATATATTTATACGCAAACACATACTAGATGTATTTAATAAAAGAGGCTAAACGTTGGCAAAAACTAGCTGGTATTTTAAAAGAAGCAGACGAGGATGAACAAGCCGTGCCTGATTCTGAAATACCGGATGAAGTAAAGCCTGACAGCGACGCTAGTACTCCTGAAGAACCATCTGGTACTATATCAAAAGATAAAGCTAAGGAATTAATTAAAAATACTAAAGGTAAATTCTTCACTGTAACATTTACTAAAAAAGATGGTACAACACGTGTAATGAATGCTCGTTTAGGAGTTAAAGCTTATCTTAAAGGTGGAGAACTACCATACAACCCAGAAGCTAAAGGATTAATACCAGTATGGGATCCTAAAGCAAAAAGCGGTAGTGATTCAGGATATAGAATGATTAATGTTAGCACAATTAATAATTTAAAAATAGGAAACAACGTTTACAAAGTACAATAAAATAAAAACCCAAAATGAAAAAACAAATAATCGAAACAAGAAGATTACAGCTATTAGCTGGTATGATTAACGAATCTCAGTTCAACGAAGCTGAAGAAATGGACGAAATGGCTCGTACAGCAGGTACGGGTGGTGCCTACACTATCACTCCTGAAGGTGAATCATTATTAAGAAGTTTAAAAGCTGGTGGTTCCTTACCTATGGGTATCGGAATTAATCATCTTGAAATTTTAAAATTCTTATACAATGCTAAAAAAGATGGTAAAAGAGTACAAAAGATAGACTATGCTAATTTATTAGGTAAAAAACAACCGGATGTTAATAAATTCTTTAACACAGTAGAAGAACTTGGATTTGCTAGTAGAGCTGGGTACACAGCTGGAAGCTCTATGGGTGGAACTAATAAAGCTACAAAGAGTGTTGATGATATCTTAGCTGATTTCGAAATGGATGATGAAGTGTAATTAAATCTATTACAATACATTAAAGCGCACTCTATAAAGGTGCGCTTTTATTTTTTAGGTCAGAATAAAGTTCGTATATTTAGACGTTTAATTTAATTATATGACTAGAATAAATGTTGCGATCCCACCAAAAGAACTAACAAATAAACATCTGTTAGCTGAACACCGTGAAATGAAACGTATACCCAATGTTGTGTCTAGAGGTAGATATAATATGAAAAGTGTACCACCTAGATTTACATTAGGTAAAGGCCATGTTGCCTTTTTCTATGATAAATTAGGCTATCTAAAAAATAGATACGAAGAAGTATATGCTGAATGTAAAGCGAGAGAATTCAATGTAGCTTACTACGGCAATGCTTGGGAAACAGTACCACAACATCTAATGGGTGATTACACACCAACTATAGAAGATGAACAAATTATCAGACAACGTATAAACGAAAGACTAAATGCAAAGTAAAAAAATTGTGATTATTGGAGCTGGAGTAGCAGGAATTAATGCTGCTACTAAGCTAGTAGACAATGGCTATCCTGGTGAACTGATTACTATCATAGACAAAGGTAATGACCCACACAGTCGTTTACCTGAAGAAGTAATGACTGGTATGCTAGGCGCTGGTGGATGGAGTGATGGTAAATTAACATACCACACATCAATTGGTGGACAATTGTCAAAATATTGTGGTGAAGAAAAAGCTATGGAATTGATGAAACAAGTAGTAGATAACTTTACTCGTTTTCACCCTAAACCAGATGAAATATTCTTATCTAATCCACAAGAGGAACCTGAATTTATTAAACCATATTTTGGATTACGTATGTTTCCTGTATGGCACATTGGTTCTAATTTCTTACATGAGATTGCTAAAACATGGTATCAATATTTGTTAGATAAAGGTGTTAAGTTTAAATGGAATACTGAAGTAACTAAGATTGAATTTGAACAAAGCAATGTATATTTGTTAGATGATCCTAGTTCTGAAATCGGAGGGTGGATGAATTATGATGAATTGATATTTGCAGTAGGTAAATCAGGAATAGACTTCGGTAAACAATTAGCAGACCAATATAAATTACCAACTGAACCCAAATCAGTACAAATAGGAGCTCGTTTTGAAGCACCACAACATTATTTCCAAAAATTGATTGATGTGTCTTATGATTTCAAATTATATCAAAAATTTGAAAATGTATCTATACGTTCATTCTGTACTAACAACAATGCTGCTTATGTAGCAGTAGAGGAAACATATGGTGATATTACATATAATGGTCATGCTAAGAAAGGTGAGGAATTTAGAAACGATATGACTAATTTTGGCATCTTAATGGAAATTAAAGGTATTGAAAATCCATTTGAATGGAGTAGAAAAGTTGTTTCTAAATTACAAGTCAATGGAAAAGGATTATACTATTCACCTAATCGTACTCGTATTTCAGGACTAACATCAGAAGGTACTCCAGTGACATCTTATCCAATAGATACTTTAGTACCATTAATTGAAGCTATGGGATCATATTTCTATTATATTGAAGATTTTATAGACGATATGAATAAAGTATTTAACTTTGGAGATGATTGGGGAATATATTTACCGGAAGTAAAGTATTTATCACCTGAACCACTAGTTAACTATACTGATTTATCATTAACTGATTATCCAAATGTGTATTTTGCTGGTGATGCTTTATCAGCTAGAGGAATAACAGTATCAGGAGCACACGGAATATACATTGCAGAAAAATTAATTAAATAAACATGTCAGAAACTAAGAAACTAAAAACAGCAGATAAAACTATAGTATACCACCTAAACGGAAAAATGCATAATTGGGATGGTCCAGCTTATATACCCCAAGGCAATAAACGAGCAGCTGAATATTATTTATTTGGAATAAAATATTCAAAAGACCAATGGGAGTTCTTTAAAAAAGATACTAATGGTGTACCATGGCATAAAACAGCAGCCGCTAAAGCAGCAGGAGCTAGAGTATAAGGCAAAATTAATTTGTATATTTAATATATGAAATTTCAACGTACATACGAAGATGAAAATATGATCGAAGTTTGGTCATTCGATACTGATAGGTTCGCAAACGGACCTATCAGTGTTGATATTAAGTATAAAAATGGTTTTGATAAAAAATGGAGTAAGATACAAAAAGAAGCTAAAGACGATCGTCGTGTAGCGCGTCAAATGAAAAAAATAAACGAAAAAAATAACAAATGAGAATAGGGTTAGCAGGTACAATGAGTGTAGGTAAAACTACATTAGCTAGAGCGTTAGGTGAAACTGATCGTTTTAAAGATCATGTTGTACAAACTGAACGTAGTAAATATCTTAGTAATTTAGGTATACCACTAAATACAGATTCTACATTAAATGGTCAGTTTGTATTTTTAGCAGAACGAGCTACTGAATTATTACAACCAAATATCATCACTGATAGAACAATATGGGATGTATGCGCCTTTACATTTTCAGCTAAATCTATTGATTGGTTTGCTAAACATTCATTTGTTGAGGCCGCTATGAGACTTCGCAATCAATATGATGTAGTATTTTACGTTTCACCAGAGGGTGTTGAAATTGAGGATAATGGTGTTCGCACTGTTGATCCTGAATACCGTAATAAAATTGATTGGGTTATTAAAGAATCATTAGAAGAATATAAACCTAATAAACTAGTTCATATAAAAGGTACAACAGAAGAACGTATTGCTACTATTTTGCAAAATATTTAATATTTATATTCACAACTATCAACAACACATGAAAAAATCTGAATTAAGACAAATTATACGTAAAGCTATAAATGAAGTAGTGAACGAAGCTGAAATAACTCCCCAAGAGAAAGCAGCTAAAGATGCAGAATTAAATTCTATTAATAAACAAATAACGGCATTAAACGCTAAAAAATCAGACCTATCATCAGGTAGAACATCAGTAGTATCTGAAGATAAATTAGATGAATTAGCTAACGTAGCATTACGTTATGAATTAGCTCCTGATGTTGATCCCGGAAAATTTACTGGTAAGAAAAATCGTATCGTAAGTAAAATGAAAGAGATTGATGAGCCTATTTCTAAAATAGACTTAGCATATGAGTTAGGATATAACAAACAACAGCCAGTAAACTCAGATTTTATGGAATTGGTAGCTAGAGGTGTAATTGTAGCTGCTGAGGAACAAAAAGCACCACGAGCAGCCGCTGATGATTTTACTCCTATTAAACCCGTAACTATAAAGAAAAGAGATATTGGTGGTTTCGGAGATGTACCGAGCGATGTAGCTGATGATGAAGAGGATGATGAAGAAGAAGAAACAAGCGATGAATTTGACTTTATCGTAGGTGATATGAGTGATGAAGAAGTAGACGCAATGTTTGCTAAAATGAAACAATCCGGTGAAGAAGAACCAATAGTAAGCAAAACATCTGATCTTGGAATACCTGATGAAGATTATCAAAACTTCATGAAAGTATCTGATTTAGAAGCACGTTTAAATAAAGTAAAAAGTGATATATTTAAAGCAAGAAGATCAAAAAATGTAGCTGGTGATTTCAAAGATAAACCATCATCTGAATTACAACGTTTGATAGATTTAAAAGCCTCATTAGAGCAAAGAATAAATGATCTAATAGCAGGATCAGAATATTTGCAAAAACGTCAAGCCAAAGCAAATCAGGCTAAAGAAAAACCAGAAGAGCCAATTGATGAATGGTTTATGGAACAATTAAAATACCGTGCAGGAATTATAAAATAATAAAATCATGTATAACAAAATTAAAAATGTATTAACAGTAGTATTATCTATTGTCTTTATTGTAGGAATAGCTAGTATTTTGTTTGAAAAATGTAACAGTGGTCTTGATAAAGGATTTGGAGCTAAATTAGATAGTTTAAATCGTGTAACAGATTCATTACAAAGTGTTATTAAAGATAACAATGTTGTTATTGAGATATTAATGGTTAAAGATTCTATATTAGAAGATCAAGCATTACATCAAAAATCTAAAATAAAACCTATTATCAAATATGTAGATTCATCTAAACACGCTGTAGACAAATTCACCAGTAGTGAATTAGTACAATCACTTAATAATCGTTACCCAACAGATACCACAACAAACCCATTACCAGTAGCACAACCAGTATTAGTATCAACTATAAAAGATTTAGTAGAGCTAGATGGTGACAGACAATTATTAGTAATTCAAGATAGTATTATTACTCTATCTGAATCAAGAATATCTACTAAAGATAGTATTATAAGTAAACATATTAATAATGAACTTAATTACAAACACATTATATTAAATAAAGATAATGCTATTAACAGTTGGGAAGACCAATACAGTAGATTAGAAACAGAATATAAAAAACATAAATTTAAATCTAAATTTAAAAATATAACTAGCTACATTATTATAGGTGGATTAACATACCTATTACTAGCAAAATAACCACGCCACCCAGACTATACAGGTCCAACCCACAAGGTTGGACCTTTTTTATATATTTATATATAAACAATATATGTCTCAACAAGCAAATATTAAAGAAATTATTAAACAGGAGTACATAAAGTGTGCTACGGACCCTGTACATTTCTTTAGAAAATACTGCTACATTACTCACCCGGTTAAAGGTAGAGTATTATTTCATTTATATCCCTTTCAAGAAGAAGTACTATCGGATTTTAGAAACAATAGATTTTGTATCATAAATAAATCAAGACAGTTAGGTATATCAACCCTATCTGCTGGGTTTGCTTTATGGACTATGCTATTCAATAAGGATAAAACTGTACTTTGTATAGCAACAAAACAAGAAACCGCTCGTGGTATGGTGGAGAAAGTACAATTTATGTATGAAAACCTACCTAGTTGGTTGAAGGGTAACCAAAAACCAATATCAAATAACAAACTATCGTTTCAGTTAGCTAATAATTCTAGAATAGTAGCAACATCCGCTGCATCAGATGCAGGTAGATCTTACGCTGTATCTTTGTTATTAGTAGATGAGGCAGCCTTCATTGAAGGTATTGATAAAATATACACCAGTATTAAACCTACAATTGCAACGGGTGGAGGTATCATAGCATTATCATCACCAAATGGTGTTGGTAACTGGTTCCATAAAATGTATTCAGATGCAGAAATAGGAAAAGGTGATTTTAAAGCAATAAAACTGCCATGGAATCTTCATCCAGATAGAGATGAAAAATGGGAAGAAACCGAACGAGCGAATATGTCGCCTCGTGAATTTGCTCAAGAGTATGATTGTGACTTTTTGGGCTCAGGTAACTCAGTTGTTGAACCAGATTTATTATCATTTTATGAAGAAACATTTATACAAGATCCTGTTGAACGTCGCTTTCTTGGTGGAGATTATTGGATATGGAATTACCCTGACTATAGTAAGTCTTATATTGTCTGTGCTGACGTTGCTCGTGGTGATGGTTCGGACTACTCGACATTCCATGTTATTGACACTACAAACTGTGAGCAAGTGGCTGAATTTAAGTCACAAGTAGATACTAGAACTTTTGGTAATATGTTAGTAGCCGTAGCTACTGAATATAACAACGCATTGTTAGTAGTGGAAAACGCTAACGTAGGTTGGGATGTAGTTAATACAATAATTGAGAAAGGATATCCTAAATTATATTATTCTCCTAGAACATATGGAGAAGTAAATATAGATAAATGGATGTCTAAGATGGAATCTGATCAAACAGTTCCTGGTTTCACTACATCAACTAAAACAAGACCACTTGTTATATCCAAAATGGAGTCGTATATTAGGGAGAAGGCATTTACTTTCCGCTCTAAACGTTTATTAGAAGAATTACGTGTGTTTATTTGGATGAATGGCAAAGCACAAGCACAAAATGGATATAACGATGACTTAGTAATGGCATTGGGCATTGGGTTATTCACCAGAGATACTGCAATGAAATTCTATGAACAAGGAATGGACATAAACAGAGCAATGATATCTAATATAACTAGAACAGGATACGAAGGTGGATTTATGCCTCAATTACCTAATGGACAACAAAATCCATATATGGTTAATAACGGTCATGGACAATTTGAAGATATGACGTGGGTGTTAGGGTAATAAATATTTATTGATATAATAAAACAACAAAATGGCAGAACAACAACCAGGGTTATTTGGTAGACTAACACGTTTATTTAGTACTGATGTTATCATCAGAAACGTTGGTGGAAATCAACTAAAATCTATAGACGTAGATAGGATTCAAGCTTACGGTAATGTAAAGACAAATGCATTAATAGATAGATTTACTAAACTACATAGGTTTGGGGCTAATATGCCTTACAACCCAACCATGAACTATCAAACACTTCGTATTCAATTATATACTGACTATGAAGCAATGGATACCGAATCAATTATAGCATCTGCATTAGATATTTTAGCAGATGAATCAACTTTAAAAAACGAAATGGGTGAGGTACTACAGATTAGAAGTGCCGATGAAAACATTCAACGTATATTATATAATTTATTTTATGATGTATTAAACATCGAATTTAACTTATGGTTATGGACTCGTAATATGTGTAAATATGGTGATTTTTATTTACATATGGAGATTGCAGAAAAATTCGGAATATACAATGTAACACCAATGTCTGTTTATGATATGGTGCGTGAAGAGGGAACAGAACCTTCCAACCCATCGCTAGTAATATTCAGGATTGATCCTATGGTAATATCAGCAGGTGGTGCTAGTTATCCTGATTATCGTAAAGATAAAGAGGGTAAGATCACATTCCAAAACTATGAAATAGCGCATTTTAGGTTATTAACTGACGCTAACTATCTACCTTATGGACGTTCGTTTATTGAACCTGCTCGTAAAACTTACAAGCAGTATGTGCTGATGAAAGACGCGATGTTATTACATCGTATTACTCGTGCCCCAGAAAAACGTGTATTTACTATTAATGTTGGTAATATCCCACCACATGAAGTTGATGGATATATGCAGAAAGTAATGCAAAAAATGAAAAAAACACCTCACATAGATCAACAAACGGGTGAATATAATTTGCGTTATAACATGATGAATATGATGGAGGATTATTATCTTCCAACTCGTGGTAATGATACTGCAACTAAGATTGATACAATTAAAGGTTTAGAATATAATGCAATAGAAGACGTTAATTTCTTACGTGATGAGATGTTAGCTGCATTAAAAATACCTAAAGCATATTTTGGATTTGAAAAAGATTTACAAGGTAAAGCTACATTAGCTGCTGAAGATATTAGATTTGCTCGTACAGTAGAACGTATCCAACGTATTATTTTATCTGAACTATATAAGATGGCATTAGTACATTTATATGTACAAGGATATGATGGTGAAGGACTATCTAATTTTGAATTATCTTTAACTACTCCTTCTGTTATATACGAACAAGAAAAAGTAGCATTATGGAAGGAAAAAGTAGAATTAGCTAAATCAATACAAGACACTAATCTATTACCATCAGATTTTATCTACCACAATATATTCCAGTTTAGTGAAGATCAATACGATGAATACCGTGATCTAGTAATTGAAGATAAGAAACGCACATTCCGCTTAGCCCAAATTGAAAATGAAGGTAATGACCCAGCTAGAACTGGTAAATCATATGGTACACCACATGATTTAGCTTCATTATATGGTAAGGGTAGAGCAGGAATGGACGTTAATGGACCTGTACCAGCAGGATATGATGAAAGAAAACCCGGTCGCCCTAAACAAAAAGCATCTATTATTGGTACACAACAAGATCCATTAGGTAAAGATAGATTAGGTAGCCAAGAAAATGGTGAACTATATAAACCAAATGCTGCTCCTGAAGGTAGTGGTACACCAAAAGCCATGTTTGAATTTAAGAAAAATAAAACTTTACTTGAGGGGATAGATATAGCTCGTAAAGAGATTGTATTAGGACCTGAACAAGAACCGTCATTATTAAGTGAGAAAAATATCAAGAACATAAAATAAATACATATTTATAGGTAGTGCAATACTATGACAAAGATTAAACACAGCAAATTCAAAAATACCGGTATTTTATTTGAGCTACTTGTAAGACAAATAGCATCAGATACCGTATCCAATAAAGACTCAGCAGCTATTGGATTAGTTAGAAAGTACTTTAATAAATCTGAGTTGTCTAAGGAGTATAAATTATACCAAGCGTTAATTTCTCCTAGGGCTCTTAGTGAAGGTAAAGCTGAAACATTTATCAATGCTACGTTAGAAGCATCTCTGCGTCTAAATAAAACGGCACTACGTAAAGAAAAGTATAATCTTATTAAAGATATACGTGAAAATTACGATTTAGAAGAATTCTTTAAAGCAAAGATCAATAACTATAAAGAATATGCTGCTGTATATAACTTAATTGAAGCACACAATTCACTAGAATTTGTAGCACCTCAACATATTATTGATAATAAAATTACATTATTAGAACACATCACTCGTAAAGAAATTGACAAGGAAGGTGTTAAAGATCGTGTAATGGAAGAATTTTCTAGTATGGATAAAGGCTCTCGTTTGCTAGTTTATCGTATGTTGTTAGAGAAATTCAACAGCAAATATTCCACATTATCCGATCGTCAGAAATTAATATTAAAAGAGTTTATCAATAATATTACTAATACTGTTAAATTAAGAGAATTTGTTAATAAAAATTTTATTACAATAATTTCTGAAATTAACAAAATAATTCCAACAGTATCTGATAAAACTACTCAAATTAAATTAACAGAGGTAGTAACACTGTTAAAACCATTAGATAAAACTCAAAATGTAAGAGATGAGAATGTTATTTCACTTTTACAATATTATCAATTGATTGACGAATTAAAATCAATTAAGTAATGGAATTTAAAGAATACATCAAAAAACTAGTACAAGAACTGTTAGATGAAGAATCATCTACATCTGGTGTTGGTGGTTATTCTACTCCATTTGCCTTTGCTAAGAAAGGCCAAAAGAAAAATGCAGCAGTGGCTGCAGCTGAAGATGAAGGTTGGAAAGTAACAAAAGGCGAAACACAAATGCCTGGAGATTCCAAAGTGAGAGATTATAAATCTATATGGCCCTCAGCTAAAAAGAAAAAATACAATATATACAAAGAAAGTAATTATGATCAAGCATCATCTTATGGAGCAGCTAGTGGCTATACAGCAGCTAGCGGTTATACAGGAGGTGGTATTAAGGGTGATAATTATTACCAAAACAATACTGATATGAACGAAGCAGAATTTTCATTCTATGATCCTAACAAGAAAAAAGCAGGATCTAAATCTTTTCGAATTCCACTTGAATATGAATTTCCTTCATTTTTACTTGAACCTATTAAATTAGGGGAAACATCTAAAATATATTTTAAAATATTTACCAATAGTAAAGGGGAAACAATATTAATGATTGATCCTTTAGTTAAAACTGCATTAGACGCTATTGAAAGGGGTAGAAGTTCTTTTGATAAAGAAATATTACTACCTGCTTTAACTAGATATTTAAAAGAAAAAATGCCAGCTGGTACTAGAGGAGAAATTAAAAAAGCAGCTCAAGGTGCTAAAATAACCAGCAATGGTTTTATTGCTTTAGATTTAATTTTATCTAGAACACCAGATCCAGTTAGTTCTTCTGTTTCTAACGATATTGTAAGTATTGCTCCTAAAGGAATACAGTTTTTAAAAGCTATTAAAGCTGAGCCTAGTAAAGCAGCAGGTTTAGAAAATGAACTAGAATTCTTAATTTGGTTATATAAAAATAAAGATAAAGAAAATACGCCTAGACAATTTTCATTAGATACTGGTAATTCAATACAATTAGCTTCCAGAATAGCAAATAAGTTAGCGAGCAGCAACGCAATCAATGTTGAAAAATTAATGCCTGCTGTTAGTGATGATATATGGTATGTAAAAAATCCATTTGCTGTAAAGCAAAAAAAGAAAAGTGATAAAGATGCTGATGTATATGATAGAGTAAGAGTACACGGTGGTATTAACACTAAGTTATACGAATCACTGAGTGATATCATTAAAGAAGAATTACTTAATGAAGTATCATACGGTAAATTTAAAAAAGATGTTAAATTCAGAACTAAATCTGAACAACTACATAAAGCTATTCGTGAAGTAAAACGTAAATTAACTGAAATTGATCGTATAGTAGAATACACTTCTCGTATGAAACAAGAATTGAGTGAAGGTGAAGAAGGTATTAGATATTGGAAAGCAACACAGAAAAATGTAGCAAATATATCAGAAATGGTAAACCAACTTAACAATAAAATTAAAAATCTTAACCAATAATGGCAAAAGCAAAATCATCCGCTTCCAATAATAAGGTTAACTTTGGTAAACGTAAACAAGGCGCAGCTAAGAAATCATATAATAAACACAATCCACGTCCAAAGGCTTATAGAGGACAAGGTAGATAAATAAATACAATAATGAAAAGTATACAAAATCAATATCGTGATTTAAAAGAAGGTAGAATGTCACAAGCAAATTTCATGAGAAATTTACGCATGACTATGCCTCAATACGTTACAAATGTAACATCATTCAATGATTCAGTTAGAATCCTTAAAAATAAGGGTATATTAGCTGAATCTCATGAAGCTAACACTATGTGGATTGAAAGATTCATTAATATTTTAAAAGATAGAGGAGCTGAATCTATTATCCCTGATAATATTGATTTAGGTGAGTATGAGGGAATGACACCAGAACAAGCAGCTAATAAATTTTTACAACCAGTTCGTGTAACACCTTTTAATACTTTACCAAATGACCCAGAAATTCCATTTATGGGAATGACTGAAGGAGCATATACGGGAAAATCAGATATGATTATTACCCTTGACTATGATAATGAAATTACCAAAATTGAAGATAAACATTATCATTGGGGCCCTGATGGATCTACAGATTATGAAATAGATACTATAAAATCAAATTTTGATTACAACGATACATTAGAAATAGTTGGAGATCTTATTAGAAAATACAAATGGAACAAAATTATCTTAAAAGTAATTCATGATGGTGAAGAAGAAGAAGATGTATTTAATGCTGGTAACTGGAAAGGTATAGGTTATTGGTTAAAAGAATCAGATATATATGGTATAGCAGGTGATCCTGAAAAAGAAGCTGATGCTAGAGCAATGGCTATTAAAAGAAAGAAACAAGATTTAGAAGATGATGAATTAGATGATCTTATCAACAAATACGATACTGAAAAGCAAGGGGAGGAAGATATATTATCACAGTGGGATCCATTAGAGGAAGGTATTGATAACGAAACAGCACAAGACATAGCAATGAATGCAACTTCATTTGAAGATGCTGTAAATAGATTATGGGATGAAGGTGTAGATATGGATATTGCTAGAGAAATAGCAGGACAATACCATGATGAAGAGTTATATGAATCTAAAAAAGGTAAAAGCTTACATCCAAACCAAATACACCCACAAGAATTAAGAATGGGTATGCAAGTTGAAATGGAACATACAGACGATCCTAAAAAAGCAGAAAAAATTGCTTTGGATCATTTAGCTGAAAACCCATTCTACTATACTCAGCTTAAATTATCTGGTGTAGATACTAAAGCATTACCTACTAAAGAGAAAAAAGCTATTGCTAAGAAAAAAGACGAAACTGAGCTTGTAGATAAAGCTAACCAAATGAAACCTGTTAAGGGTGTTGAAAAGATAAAAGCGTCTGCAAACAAAGCTCATAAAGAAACAAATAAAGGTGTATCTGGTGTACAGTTAATGTCATTAGTAGCTAAATCATCTCGTGGTGTTAAAAAAATGGACCCAACAGGTGAAAAAAGTAAGAAAATAAGTGTGAAAGAAGGTCAATATACTTTTTATGGTTATTTTAAAAATGATGAAGATGATAGACTAAGAGCAATAATACCAGATGCTAAAATAGAGTACAACGAAGAAGAAGAAGTATATACAACTGTATATTCATCAAAATATAATGATAAAACCGTTCAACATGCTGTTAAACAAGTATTAGGGTTAGGTGAAAAAAGTAAATTTAGATCTAACGTTGATTTAGGTGGTTCATTTGATAAATTCAAATCACAATTAGAATCACTTGTACGCGAAGTATTAAGTGAAATGAAGAAATAATATGAATAAGACATTATTAATAGATTATACACTCCCTCAATTAGCTAATTTAACTATTGTTGAAAACAAACAGTTAAACGAGGGTAAATCTCTTGTTACTCTTGTAGGTAAACTACAAGAAGCTGAACAAAAGAATGGTAATGGTCGTGTATACCCTCGTGAAATTCTTGAAAGAGAAGTTCAAAAATATATGGAAGGACCAGTAAAAACACGTACTGCTCTAGGTGAATTAGATCACCCTGAAGCATCTGTTGTTAACCTATCAAATACATCTCACGTTATTACAGAAGTATGGTGGGAAGGAAACGATTTAATGGGTAAATTACAGTTATTACCAACACCTTCAGGCAACATTGCTAAAGCATTAATATTATCTAATATTCCACTTGGTATATCATCACGTGGTATGGGTAGTGTTAAACAACTAGGTGAAACAGTTGAAGTACAAGATGATTTTGAATTATTATGTTGGGATTTGGTATCAGTACCTAGTACACCACAGGCGTATATGTCATTAGCTGAAGGTAAACAATATAAACCATCTAAGGATTATAGTAGAATAAATAGTTTAATAACTGAAATTATATGTAATGCAACTGGCGTTTGTCCATTGTGTTAAATGATTGCGGTTTTTAATATTTACATATATTTATGGGTAGCCTAAATAGCTACCCATTTTTATCCTCATGGTAGCTCGGCAATTTTTAAACCCCACTATTAAGATTCTCAATAATCTTATTTCCGTAATTAAATTTAAGGAGAAAAAACAAAATGAGTACAAACAAAGACTTATTCAAAGAGGCTATCGCCGACGCCAAAGCAGTTCGCGAAGCAGCGTTAGCAAACGCAAAAGTAGCTTTGGAAGAAGCACTTGCACCAAAACTTCAATCTATGTTATCAGCAAAACTTCAAGAAATGGAAGACCCAGAAGATGATGACGACGATTATTCTGATCTAGAAGATATAGAATCAGATGACGCCGCACAAGCACAGGCTTATTCTGACATGGAAGATGATGGTTTAGAAGAAGATTTTGATTTATCTGAGATTTTAGCAGATTTAGATTTCGGTGACGATATGAATGAAGCTAAAAAAGACGATAAAAAAGACGACAAGAAAGATGACAAAAAAGCATCTAAAAAAGATGATGAATCTGAAGAAGATGAAAAAATCACTGACTTAACTGTTGACGAATTAAAAGACATGATTAAAGACATCGTTTCAAGTGAATTAGAAACTGAAGAGTATGAAACTTCAGAAGACGAAGAAGCTGAAATGGGTGGAGATGATATGTCATTAGACGTAGACGGTATGGGTGGTGAAGAAGAAATCGGAGCTGAAGATGAAGAATTCAATTTAGATGAGTTATTAGCTGAATTAGATTCATTAAATGAAAATGAAGACAACGATGCTGATGACATGAAAGAAGGTGTATCTGATTTCGTTAAGAAAATCGGTTCACTTAGCGCTGAGAAATTAGCTAAATTAAAGAAATTTTACAACGATGAAATTTCGCCAGAAGCAATGAAAAAAGCAGTAGCTGCTGGTAAAGGATATTCCAAATTACCGTCTAATCTTGAAGAAGAAGAAGATATGGAAGAAGGAATAGGTGATACTGTTAAGAAAATAGGCACCGCCGTTAAAAAAGGTATAGGAAACGTTAAGAAAGCATACCAAGACGAATACTCTCCAGCTGCAATGAAAAAAGCAGTAGCTGCTGGTAAAGGATATTCTAAATTATCATCTAATATCTCTGAAGAAGACGATAATGAAATGTACGAAGCTATTAAAACAATTAAAGCTCTTCGTAATGAATTAAACGAAACTAACTTACTAAATGCTAAGTTGCTTTACGTTAACAGAATCTTCAAAGATAAAAACTTAACTGAATCACAAAAACTAAGAGTAATTGCTCAATTTGATAAAGCAACTACTACAAAAGAAGCTAAAAATCTTTACGAATCAATGAATAGTGCATTAGCAGTAGCTAAGAAAACTACAATCAAAGAATCATTAGGATTTGCTTCAAAAGCAGCTGGTGTAGCTCCACAAAAACAAATCGTACAAGTTGACGATACTGTTGCTAGATGGAAGATGTTAGCTGGTATAACAAAATTTTAATTAAACAATAACCCAAAACTAAAAATTCGTTTAAAATGAACGTACAACAATTATTAGAAAGCTCTAACCAATACAAAGTAGTAATGGAAGATGCTAAAAGATTGTCTGGAAAGTGGGCAAAATCTGGCCTTTTAGAAGGTATCAAATCTACTACAGACAAAAACACAATGGCTATGCTATTGGAAAACCAAGCAAAACAATTAATGACTGAATCTAGTGTAACTGGTGGAACCAACAGCATGACTGGTGGTGGATACAACAGTGAAAACTGGGCTGGTGTAGCTTTACCATTAGTTCGTCGTGTATTCGGTGAAATCGCTGCTAAAGAATTCGTTAGTGTACAACCAATGAACTTACCTTCAGGTCTTGTATTCTATCTTGATTTCAAATACGGTACTGGTGTTAAACCATTTACTGCAGGTGGATCTTTATATGGTGCTAATGCAACTACAAACGTAACTGACATTACCTCTCAATCACTTTACGGTGCTGGTAAATTTGGTTACTCAATCAACCAATTCTCATCTTCAATTGCTTCTCTAACTGGTTCTACTAGTTGGGCTACATTTAACTTAGATAGTAACTATAGTGCTTCTTTTGATCAATATAAGACTGTCTTAGTTCCATTACCTGCAACTGCTGATTTGAACGCTGTTCGTTCATTCGTATTTACTTCAGGTTCTATCACTGTTGCAAACATTTTACAACAATTTACAACTGTATCTAACAACACAGCTTCTTTCGTTGTAACTGGTTCTTTAGTTGCTGCTACAACTGGTGGTGCTCAAACAGTACAATTGTACTATGACATCCAACCTACTCCAGCTGCTCGTGGTGATTTCGAAGATGCATCAGGTGCTGGTTATCCAAACGCACAAAGTTCAACTACAATCGCTATCCCAGAAATTAACGTACAGTTAAAATCTGAAGCTATCGTTGCTAAGACTCGTAAGTTAAAAGCACAATGGACTCCAGAATTCGCTCAGGATCTTAACGCTTACCATAGTGTTGATGCTGAAGCTGAATTAACTGGTATCTTATCTCAATACATCTCTATGGAGATTGATTTAGAGATCTTAGATATGTTAATCCAAAACGCTTATACAACTGAATATTGGTCAGCAATTAACAACCAAGCTGTAGGTGCTTCAGGTGTTACTACTGCAGATTTAGGTTTCCTTAACACTCAAGGTGGTTGGTTCCAAACTTTAGGTACTAAATTACAAAAAGTATCAAACACAATTCATCAGTTAACTTTAAGAGGTGGTGCTAATTTCTTAGTAACTTCTCCTTCTGTAGCTACTATCTTAGAATCAATCCCTGGATTTGCTTCTGATGGTGATGGTGAAAAATCTGAATTCAACTTCGGTATCCAAAAGGTTGGTTCTTTAAATAGTCGTTACAAGGTTTACAAAAACCCTTACATGACTGAGAACGTAATCTTAATGGGTTACAAAGGTGCTCAATTCTTAGAGTGTGGTGCCGTATTTGCTCCATATGTTCCATTAATCATGACTCCACTTCTTTACGATCCTAATACCTTCACTCCAAGAAAAGGTTTAATGACTCGTTACGCTAAGAAGATGATCCGTCCTGACTACTATGGTAAAGTATATATTGCTGGTTTAAATACTATCTAATATAGATGAACCATATTTAGCCCCGTAAGGCTATAAATTGAGACCTGAGCTTAGCTCGGGTCTCTTTTTTGTATATTTATATGTAACCAAATAAGTGTTTATGAAGGAACCAAATCGCGAACGCAAAAGCGAAATTAAATCAATCAATGCTGTTACGTTAAACGAAGAACAAAAAGAAGCAAAACGATTAATAATAGAAAATCAAATCGTTGTTATAACAGGAAGAGCAGGTTGTGGTAAATCACTAGTATGCGCCCAAGCTTCATTAGATTTTTTAAAAAAGAAACAGATAGAGTGTATATATAATACACGAGCTGCTGTAGAAGTAGGTAAAAGTTTAGGTTTCTTACCTGGGGATATAAATGGTAAATTTGATCCATACATGGAAGCCTTTATTGAGAACCTAAGCAAATGCTGTTCAGATAAAAAAGAAGTAGAAAAACTTGTAATAGACAATAAAATAAAAGCACTACCAGTTCAATTCATTCGTGGTAAAACTATTGACGATATATTGATTGTAGAGGAAGCACAAAACCTTACTAAAGGTGAAATGTTAGCTATATTAACCCGTTTAGGTAAAACAGGTAAAATAGTAGTTAACGGTGACAACGAACAGACCGATATCAAGTCAAATACGGGTGAAATAAACGGCTTAACTTACGTTATCGAATTATCCAAAAAGATAGAAGAAATCAAGTGGATTAAACTGAAAGAAAACCATAGATCCGATCTAGTCGGTAAAATATTGGAATACGAGTATGGAAAATAAAGTTATTTAATATTTATACGTGTTAAATACTACTTAAATAATGGCTATAAATTTAAAAGACCTTTACGATGTATACTTTGGTGATACTACATACCTAAGCCCCGTAAAAGGTAATACTCCTTTCGAATACTATACTAATGACCCTGAATTTATCAGAGATGCTAAAAGCGCAGCTAAATTTATAGCACAGCGTTTGGGTGTATCTGGTCCTTTATATAATGTTGCTACTGGTCAATATGTAGCTAGCCCTGCTCAACTTAATATTAGCGATTTAACAGTATATGCTGCTTTTGAAGAAGCCGTTACTACATATGGTAACTTAGTGTACCAATATAAAATTAGAGATAACTACATTAATATTGAAGGTTCTGATTCTTTACCTTTTAACAACAGTGCTATTACTTTTGTTGATAGTATTGATATAAATTCACCTGTAACTTGGTCAGGACCTAGATTAGCTACATGGGAAGATATTGGTTTTAGCCCAGCATACTCACAATCTATAGTAGATGGTGAGATATATGCTATATCAGCATCTCGTTCAGATTTTATTGCTTTAGATGAAAAACAAATTAAAGCAATGACTTTTGCTACAGAGTACGTAGATAAGGTTCTTAACGTAACATTAGACTTAAGCGTATACGTTTACAACCAATTCAATAAAACAGGAGGAGCAACATCTGGATCTGGTACAACAGAAAATCCATATGTTATTACTACTACTGGTAGTTATGTTTATACATTTGTAACGTCACCTCAGATTGCTGGTGGGTCTCCTGTATTTGGTACAGGAAGTATTCCAACAGTTTATGTTCAAGATAGTAATGAATCTGCATTAAATAATAAGTTAATAAGTAATAATTTAGCTAATTTAACAACAACAATAGCAGAAAACTATGCGTCAGAAGCAGGTGTAGGTGGTACTTATAATGTACTAACTGGATCATTACCTATGAAAGTAGGAGTACAAGATTATGATTTAAATGTTTGGGCAGCGGAATCGGCTTCATTAGAACCTGGTGATAGAATAGAAATTAGAAGAATATTTTATGAAGAACCACCAGCTATTGTTCGTTATTTTGATCCATATGCTGGTACTGGTACTGGTATACAATCATTACTTGAATCATTTGGATTTGGTCAGTTTTCTCCTGGTATTAACTTCTTATTAATGCCTATTAACTTTGACGTTCAGAGAATGCAGGCAATTGAATTTAATGATCAAATTAGAAAAGCAGCGTATTCATTTAATTTAGTAAATAATAAACTAAAAATATTTCCTATCCCAACAATGGATAAACCTCTATTTTTGGAATATGTTAAAATAAGTGAAAAATTCAACCCAGTAACTGATACTAGAAATAATATTGTTACTGACGTAATGAATACTCCTTTTAGAAACCCAATGTATTCTAGAATTAATACTGTTGGTAGAACATGGATATTTAAATATACATTAGCATTAGCTAGAGAAATTGAAGCACATATTCGTATTCAATTTGCTAATCTTAACATACAGGGTGTAGGACCACTTCAGGGATCTGAGTTAATAACAGATGCTAGAACAGAAAAAGAAAACCTTATTAATGAATTAAAGGAAATGTTGAATGAAACATCACGTAAAGGCCAACTAGAAAGAAAACAACTAGAGGCTCAGTTTACTCGTGATGCTTTACAACAAGTACCTTTACCAATCTATATAATGTAATGGCAGGAGGAATACAAAAATATCCACCAACAGGCGGAAGCCCAACACCTAGTTATCCTCAAGCGCCACCGGCACCTCCGACGGCGCCTGCTCAGCCACCGCCACCACCACCAGCTCCACCAATAACTCCAACAGTATTACCAAATCCAGGAGTTATAAATAACGTAGACACTCAGATTAATTATTCTAACATGTCTATCAATTATTTTAAAATTGATTTATACAATACTAAATCTAATTTGTATGGTGAAGCAACAGAAAAATGGTATTACCCACCAGTAAATGTAAAATGTTTACTTGAAAGAGGAGACATTACTAACAGTGATACTGAATATGGAGTTGACGTAAACCAAACATTAAAAATAACAGTAAGTAAAACTGAATTTGAAACAACATATAATTTTACTCCTGAAGTTGGAGATATTATATCAGATCAAAATAGATATTACGAAATAAGCAGTATAAACATATCATATATAACAACACCAGGAGCTGGAACGTCTACAACAACAACTGGAAATCCGGGCCAAATTATACTATATGTATTATCAGCTTATTTAACAAGAACAAGCAAATTAAATTTGATAAAATATAGCATATAATGGGATTATTAAGTGAAATACTATTAAACGAATCCATCAAAGTTTTTAGATGTGATGTATTGATTAAAACTCAATCTGAGCAAAATAAAGTAGAAATTTATAATGAGATTAGAGCTTTAGAAGGTGTAGTTGTTGTTACTGTAGAACATAGTGAATTTTTAGATAGTAAAGCTACAGAACAACATGAATATTCTTTAGTAAAGATAAAGTATATTGGTAGAGGAGATGCTAAATCAACAATTAAAGCAATTGGAATAAGTGCAGTAACTAAGAATAAAATACCAGGGTTACTACAATTTATTCCTAGATATAATACAATTACTGAAACAGGATCATATTAAAATATACAAAATGAAATTATTAGACTTATTAGAATTAGATAAACCAGAAAACGTTTATAATCCTGAATATGTAGCTCCTCCTGAAGCTCCTAACAAAGACTTCATGAAAAAAGGATACAAAATATCAAAATCAACTGTAAATCCTGAAACAGGAACAGTATCATCTGAAGTAGAATACTTACCAGAGTTTAAGGAAATTCGTAGAAGACTTATAATAATGAGAGAATCATTTCAACCTTTTATGTATTCATCTAACGAAGATATAGCAACAGTTGCTAAAGAAATTAATACTGGTATAGGTAAATTAAGTAAATTAATATTTGCTTTAGATAAAATGGTTGAATTACAAGGAAAACGCAAATAATGCCTAGAGATAGAAAACCAATACCTAAAAATCAGTCCGAAATAACAAAGGAAGCACTGGCCCAACCCTATCTAAATCAGGGTAGACCAGTAGATGATAGTATCTTTGATCGTAGTTCCAATAGATCTTTAAAGACTACCCGTAAAACAGATAAGGTAAAGGATATCTCTGTCGGATTGCAAGACATAGATTATGCTATTAAGTATTACTTTGATAATATTATTAAACCCACAGTGATACAAGACGGCCAAATACATCCCGTATCTATAGAATACGCTTCACCAGAACGTTGGAAATCAGTGCAAGCAGATGGGTATTATAGAGATACTAATGGTAAAGTTAATATTCCTCTTATTATATATAAAAGAACTAATATAGAAAAAAACCGTAGTTTAGGTAATAAAATAGATGGTAATAATGCTGCTTTGTTTCAAATATTTGAAACTAGATATAACCAACGTAATCAATATGATAATTTTTCTGTTTTAAATAATAGAATTCCTAGTAAGCAATACTATGTTTCAGTAGTACCAGATTATGTAACTATTACGTATGACGTAGCTATATTTACAAACTATGTAGAACAAAACAACAAAATTATTGAAGCGATAGAATATGCTTCTGATTCATATTGGGGTGATAAAAGCAGATGGCATTTTAGAACAATGCTTGATAATCTTAGCACAACAAATACTATAAATACTGGTGAAGATAAGGCTGCGGTGACTACGATTACTTTAAAAGTAAACGGTTATTTAATACCTGAAAGCATTAATAAAACGCTTTCAAATTCAAATATATACTACTCCCCAGCTCAGGTTGTATTTGGTATTGAAACAGTAGATGGTGTAAATGAACAATTTAACGCAGCATCACAAGTAGCAGCATCCCAAGCTACAAGTCAAACATCGTTTGTGGGTGGAGGTGTAAACGTGGTTAATAACAATATAGCGTATGCTGGGTTAACACCAGAAGATTTAGCTTATCTTACAGTTAGTATAACTAAGGTAGCAAATACAGTAACTACAAGTACTGCAACCTTTAACGGAACATCATTCCTAGAACCATCAGTTGGTTCACAGTTACCACTAACATCCGTTGATAATTTCTCATTCTTTGTAAATGGATTAGCATTAACTAAAAATTCAATTTCTGGATTTGGATCAGATGGTATGGGTAATCTTACATTAGTAGTAAACACTGTTAATTTAGGATATACATTAGTACCAACAGATGAAGTCACAGCAATAGGTAAATTCGCATAATAAAATGGCATTAATTAGACTAGAACAATTAGAATCACCTTTAAGAGCATCTGGTAGCAGATTATATATGTCCGGGTCATTTGAAGTGACAGGCTCTGCTACGTTTTTACAACCAAATTCTAGTTCATTCGCCATAGCATCCTCCGGTTCTGTGTATATTGTAGAATCAGGTTCACTAGAAGGCAACCCAGTAGACGGAGGTTCATTCTAAGTTATATTTATACTCGACTTATATAAGTCGCAGAATCCGAGTATATACTCATAAAAGGATCCATAAATATGGCAGTAAATATTAAATTAAAACGCAGTGCCGTTCCTGGCAACACCCCCACTACAACTCAATTAGAATTAGGGGAATTAGCGCTTAATACATACGACGGTAAAGCTTTCTTTAAGCAACAAATTGGTGCTACTGAAACTATAGTAACATTAGCTACTACAGCTGGTAGTGGTTCATCCGTAGTATCTGCCTCTTATGCCTTGAATGCTAGCAATGCTAATACAGCATCTTACGCTACAAATGCCGGTAGCGCCAATAATGCTACATCTGCATCTTATTCTAACAATTCAACAAGTGCATCATATTCTTCTTATGCTGACGACGCTAGTACAGCCAATATAGCAAATTACGCTAACAATGCTGGTAATGCGGACACCGCTACATCTGCATCTTATTCTAGTACTTCTACAAGTGCATCATATGCTACTAATGCTACAAGCGCATCGTATGCTTTAAATGCAACAACAGCATCGTATGCACCTAGTGCTTTATCTGCATCTTATTCTAGTACTTCTACAAGCGCATCTTACTCTAGCACTTCTACAAGTGCATCTTATTCTAGTACTTCTACAAGCGCATCATATGCTTTAGATGCAACAACAGCATCATATTCTTTAACATCATCCTATGCTGATAGTTTTACTGTAGCAGGTACATTAACTGCTCAAAAGATAATAGTTCAAACTATTACATCTTCTACTGAATATGTAAGTGGATCTACTCAGTTTGGTAGCCAATTATCAAATACACATCAGTTTACTGGTAGTGTTTCTATAACAGGTTCATTAGCGGTTAATGGAGTAGATTATATAAGTCTATCTTCATCATTGGATTCCAGAATATTAAATAATAGTGGAAGTATTAGTTTACTTTCATCGTCATTTATATCATTTAGCTCTTCATATAACACAGGTTCATTTAGTGGATCTTTTACTGGTTCCTTATCTAATTTACAAGGATCACCAACACATATTCCATTTTTTAGCGCATCTCAAATATTAGCAAATAGTGCAATGTTTCAAGTTGATAATGGTTTAGAGCAGGGATATAGTATAGCTATTAATGAAGATGGAGTATCTACAGAAGCACCAGAAGCATTATATGTTTTCCAGCCAAGTACATCATCTTATAATGTAATTAGTGGTAAAGGTAATTTAAATAGTTATTTACAACTTAATATACAAAACTTAAATGCTGGAATAACAGCATCATCAGATGTTGTAGCTACTGCAAATAATGGTACAGAAACTACCAACTATGTTGATATGGGTATTAATGGTGAAAATTTTGTTCACCAACCTGGTTATAGTGTTGGATATGCGAATGATTCTTACCTACTATCAGTGGCAAATGATCACTGGATTGGTAGCTCAACAGAAGGTAAAATTACAATATTTACAGGTCCTAATTTTGATGGTGAAGCTCATGCTAAGTTAATACTAAATCCAAACAACCAACATCAAATGTCTGGTTCATTAAGTATTAGCGGTAGTTTAACCGTACTTAGTGGCATTACCGGATCATTATTTGGGACATCTAGTTGGGCTATTACGTCATCATATGCTTTAAGTGGATTATCTTCTTCTTATGCTTTAAATGCAACAAGCGCATCGTATGCTTTAAGCGGTAATGGTATATTTAGTGGATCCTTTAGCGGATCATTCCAAGGAAATGGATCAGGATTAACAAACATACCAGCATCTGGTATTGTAGGTTTAAATCTATCTCAAATAGCATCAGGAAGTGTAACAGCATCTGTTAGTCCTGTTGGAGGATTTAGAGTTAATGCTAATTCTACTATAATAGGTAGTGGATCATCAGTATTAAATGTGAGCGGAACATTAGGCACACTATTACAAGTAAACGACACAAATTCAGGCTCACTATTATCAGTTGTTACCGGCTCTACTACAATATTCCAAGTATTATCTAGTGGATTAGTTATAACATCTGGTAGTAATATATCTACTAATGGATACACAGGATCACTATTAGGAACTGCATCATATGCTTCAAATGCTAATACGGCTTCTTACTCATTAAGTAGTACTAGTGCATCATATGCTGTAAACAGTACATCAGCATCATATGCATTAAACAGTACAAGTGCATCTTATTCATTAAATAGCACTAGTGCATCGTACTCTGATAATTCTACCTCAGCCTCATATACTTTATCAGCATCGTATGCGGCAACAGCGTCTTCAGCTGATGACTTCTTAGTTAGAGGTACATTGACAGCACAAAAAATAGTAGTACAAACAATCACATCATCAATCGATTTTGTAACAGGTTCTACTCGTTTTGGAACAACTATAGATAATACACATCAATTTACAGGAAGTGTATCTATATCAGGTTCATTAGCCATAAACGGATCAGATTATGCAACTACATCAGCATCAATCGATAATAAAATAAACATAATAAGTAGTAGCTATGCTACTACAGGATCAAATACATTTGTAGGAAATCAAACAGTAACTGGTAGTTTATCAACTAGCGGCTCAAACACATTAGTAGGTTCTACTACATTAACAGGATCACTAAATGTATCTGGTTCTACTACTCAAATAGGAAATAATACATTATCAGGTAACACAACGTTATCAGGTAGTATAATAATATCAGGATCAAGTACACCAGGATCGCCTACAGCCTCAGTTCAAATATATGGGGATATTAGACAAACAGGTTACCATAGATTTGATCCAGTAACAACAAATATAGATACGTCTATATCAGCTTCATACATTTATGTTTCTGGTTCTACAAACGACTTATATTTTAGTCAAAATGGTAGCGGATATAATAACGTAACTCGTTTACGTTGGTTAGAAGGTAATTTATATACTGGATTGTTAAATGGTGGTTTAATCACGGCTGCTACCGGATCTACTACATATTATATTAGTAGTGGTAGTGGTATAATAGTTAATCTAAATGCAAGTTTAACGGATAACCCATACCCAATAATACAATACTTAAACTGGGGTAATTTAACAGGGAGTATTAGTGCATTCACATCTTCTTATCAACAAGTGTTTGTAGGTATTGATTCAACAAATAATATTTATGCTCAAGGAACACCTTTTAGCAATGGGCAGTTCGATAATGTAATTAACATAGGTGGGGTATTTTTTCAAAACGGATCTACAATTAATGCTGTTAAAACACAGCCTTCTGTAGCTTATGGTTTTGAACAACAACAAAACGTATTTAATAGAGCATTTGGCCCATTAAAATTATCAGGATATACTTTAGCACCAAGTGGCTCTTCAATAGGCGGTTTAATAGTAGGAAGCGGTACAGCTTATGCTCCTGGTTCTAATTACGCTATAGATCCAAATGAGCCATCTTATACAGTAGATAGCGGAACTAGTGTATCTAAAATATTCAGATACAGACAGTCAGGTTCTAGTTGGGTATACGACACAAATGGAGGTGCTGGGTATACAGCAATAGATCCGGCCAACTATTCTAATAATGGTGTATTAACAGCAGTTCCTGGTGGTGGGTCTAATAGGCAATGGTCAATACAGCGTGTATTCTGGTTCCCAAATTCAGTTGTTAAAGCGATAGTTGTTTATTATGGTAATGCAACTTATGCTACAGAAGTAGAAGCTATTGCAAATATATCTTTTGAATCTTTTGTAGAGGCACCAAATACAGCAGCCAATGCAGTTTATCTTGGAGCTATAATAGTAAGAAACGATGCAGATTTTACTGACTCAGATACATACAAAATCCAGCCTGGAGGTCTATTTAGACAAGTAGGAGGATCAGGTGGTGGAGGTTCTGTAGTAACACAAACACTATCAGGTTTATCGGATGTTGCTATATCAGGACAAACAAGTGGACAAGCATTAGTTTGGGATTCTACTGCTGCTAAATGGGAAAATAAATCATTTATTAGTGCTTCTATTAGTGGAAATGCTGCAACCGCTACTACTGCATCGTATGCTTCAACTGCATCTTATGTTCTAAATGCTATTAGTGCTTCACATGCATCTAATAGTGATACAGCATCTTATGTATTAAATGCAGTAAGTGCTTCATATTCATTAAATAGCACATCAGCATCATATTCATTAAATAGCACAAGCGCATCATACGCATTTAATGCTACTAGTGCATCATATGCATTATCATCATCTTTTGCATCAACGGGGGATGGAATATTTAGTGGTTCTTTTAGTGGATCATTCCAAGGAAATGGATCAGGGTTAACAAATATACCGGCTGGAGGAATAGTAGGTTTAAATCTATCTCAAATAGCGTCAGGAAGTGTAACAGCGTCAGTCAGCCCAGCATTTGGTTTTAGAGTTAATGCTAATTCTACTATAATAGGTAGTGGGTCAACCGTATTAAATGTAAGTGGATCTACAGGTACATTACTACAAGTAAATGATACCATCTCTGGTTCATTGTTATCTGTTGTTACAGGTTCTACTACAATATTTCAAGTATTTTCTAATAATTTAGTTGTAACATCTGGTAGTAATATATCTACCGGTGGTTATACTGGCTCTTTATTTGGAACAGCATCCTATGCTTCCAATGCTAATAGTTCATCTTATGCATTAAACAGTACAAGTGCTTCATATGCAGTAAATAGCACAAGCGCATCATATACTTTATCAGCATCTTATGCGGCAACATCATCATATGCTGATAGTTTTACTGTAGCTGGAACTTTAACAGCACAAACAATAATAGTTCAAACTATAACGTCATCTGTTGAATATGTAACAGGATCTACTCAGTTTGGTAGTCAATTATCAAACACACATCAGTTTACTGGTAGTGTTTCTATAACAGGTTCACTAGCTGTTGATGATAGTGATGTAATATTAACTAATCAGACATCATCAATGTCTGTTGCTACTGCATCTTACGTAGTAAATGCTCAAACGGCAAGCTATGTAGAAAATGCACAAACAGCATCTTATGTTTTAAATGCAGTTAGTTCATCATATGTTTTAAACGCTATATCGGCTTCATATGCTCTGAGTACTACATCAGCATCATATGCTCTAAACAGTACAAATGCTGTAAACGCTACTAGCGGATCAAATTTTGTAGTGACAAATACATTAGCACTTAAAAATACATTGAGTGATGCTGCAACCGTAGCATCATCTGTTGTAGGATCTAATAATGTATTTACAAGAGCTACAGGATCATACACATCAGCATTTTTCAAATATACTGTATCTAATGGATCTAATGCTAGATCAGGAGAAGTAATGGCGGTATGGAATGGAACATCAGTTCAATACACTGATTTTTCAACATTAGATATAGGATCAACAAGAAATAATGTTACAGCGTCAGTATCAATAGTTAGTAGTGATGTACAATTTAACATACAAACAAATACATCAGGGTGGTCAATCAAATCATTAGTAACATTTATATAAAAATAACAATATGCCAAACGAATTTGTAATAGGTAG